ACTGAAGGCGAACTACAACCAGGAGCAATCCTATTTGTTAGAGCTGGTGAAGGTGCATCTGAAGATCCATTTGCTCCAATGGGGAAACATGAAACTACAGAAGGTTTGCTAATTACAGTAGGTGAAAATGGTGAAATTACTTCGATCGAAGAAAAAGCTGAAGAGAATATCGAAGCTGAAGAAGAAATCAAAGAAGAAGTTGAAATGCAATTCAACGCTGATGAATTCATTACAGAGATCGCAGGTCTAATCAAACCATATACTGAAGAAATTAGCTCTCTAAAAGAAGAACTAAACACTCTAACTGAGCGTTTTGAGGCAATCGCTGATCAGCCTGCTACTAAAAAGATCAGAAACAACTTCTCTGAAGAAGCAAAAGTTATCAAAGGTCGTGCAGAAGCACGTTTTGACAAGCTTGTTGAAATCAGAAAGAACAAATAACAAACTAAACTAAACAAACATCAATTATTATGGCATTTGATCTAACAGCCCTAACAGCATACACTGATGAGCTTTCATTAGACTTGATCGCAAAGGCAGTGTTGACCACAGACTTGATGAATGATATCGACGTTCGTTCTGGCCTTCAAGCAGGAACAGTTGCTATCAATCTAATGGATGGTGACCTAAACGTCGCTGATCTAGCATGTGGTTGGAACCCAAGCGGTGATGTAAACTTCTCTCAAGTTGACATTTCAATCGCAGACAAACAAGTAAAAATGGAACTTTGTCCAGAAGACCTACGCCAGTACTGGTTATCTCAGAGAATGAGCGCAGGAACTGCTAACGACTCAGTACCATTCGAAGAAACTATCGCTGGTTACTACGTAGAAAGAGTACGTAAATACAACGAAGGTTTCCTAATCAACGGAGACGGTACTGTAAACGGTATCAAAGCTCAAATTACTGCAGCTAACGGTGCTAACGTACCAGCAGCTCCAGCAGCTTGGACAGTTTCTAACGCAATCGACCAAGCTCTTGACCTATTCGATGAAATCGACGAGGCAGTAAAAGACAGAGAAGATCTAATCATGATCGTTTCTCCAGCTAACTTCCAAACTCTACGTAGAGCATTAGTAGCTCAGAACTACTACCACTACGATCAAGGAGATGGTAGAACTCTAGATCTAATCGGAACTAACTGTAAAGTTGTAAAATCTTCAGGTCTTGTAGGATCTGATTACGTTGCAGCTGGTCCTGCTGGATTTATCGTTGCAGGAACTGGTCTAGAATCTGACTTCGAAACTATGAAATTCTTCTACGATGAAGGAGAAGACGTAGTGAAGTTCAGAGCAGCATGGAGACTTGGAGTTGCAGTACACCAAGTAAACCTATTTGCTACTAACGGATTAGCATAATCATACTATAACCAAAGAGAGGATTTCGGTCCTCTCTTTATAAACTAAACAAAGAAAAGAAACTATGAGTTGTTCAAATATCTCAGCAGGATTTACCCTAGATTGTAACGATGCACAAGGTGGCGTTGATAAAGTTTTTATCGCAAACGGACCCGTTGAAGGCATCACAGAATCTACAGGTACTGTAACTGCTATTACAGTGGGCGGATCTGCCCTAACTCCTAGTGATTTCTTTACCTTCGAAATGCCACGTCAAACTGGTTCATACACTGAAACTGTAGCAGTATCACAAGAAAATGGTACAGTAACATATGACCAAGCATTGACATTAGTATTCAACAAAATGGAAGCTGCAAAACGCAACCAATTGTTACTAATGGCAGAAGCTACTAATATGGTTGTAGTATTCAAGACTAACGATGAAACACCAAAGTATTTCTCAGTAGGTCTTGAGCGTGGAGCATACGTTTCAGCAGCAACAGTTACTAGTGGAACTGCATACGCAGATCGTCAAGGATATGAAATCACTATTAGCGGACTAGAAGCCGCACCTTCATACGAAATTACATCTACGATTGTAGAAGCGTAATTCGTATTCTATATACTTGTGGCGAAAGGAGCTCTATTGGGGCTCCTTTCTTTTGTTTACAGGTATTCTATTTTCTATATTTCCTATTGTAAAAACATAATTTTGTATGACTATTATTGTAGTAAACAACGAATCTCAATTTGATTTATCATTCAACGTTGCAAATGTTGACTGTGGATTGGGAGATTCATATAAATTTAGAATGAGAAGCCAATGGGACCAAACTGATGATACCTGGGTTGGTTCTAGTAGTGGTTATTTTACAGCGACACTATTATCTACAAATGATAGATATAGTGAATTCCAGATAGTTCTAAATGCATTCTTTGTAAATAGTAAAGAACATTATAATGGTATCTATGAATACGAGTTACTTTGTGATGACGAATCAGTATTAGATTCTGGACTAATCAAAGTGGTTACAAATCCTGGAGGAACTACTGGAGATACTGCTTTTGTGAGTAACAATGAGAATTTAGAAGCAGATACATACTTCACACCAAATTACTAATAATAAACATGAGAACAATACCAGAAGGATTATATTCGGTCAAAGGTGCTAAATTTGCAGCACTTGATCTACCTAAAATCAAAGAAGTGCGTGGTAAAGAGTGGGTATTCTACGGAGAAGACAACCTATTTCCACAAAAACTAATACAACTATATGATACTAGTGCTATGCATCACACTGCTGTACAAGCTATCAAAGATGGTATTATTGGCGAAGGAATCATCGACTATGGAGACGAATACATAAACACTCACGGTGAAACTATCGATGACATCTTTGAAAAGATTTCACTAGATTATACATTATACAACAGTTTTGCAGTGAATGTTATCTGGAACAAAGAGGGTTCACGTATCGCAGAGATCTATCATCTTCCATTTGCTAATGTGAGAAGTGGAAAGATGGATGAGGAAGACGAAATAGTAGAGTATTTCTATTCTTCAGACTGGTCAAATACGCGTAAATACAAACCAGTTCCATATAGAGCATTTGATGCAACTGATAACAAGAAAGAAAACGCTTCGCAAATCTATATTTGCAAGAACTATACACCAGGTAATGATTATTACCCATTACCAGCCTATGTTGGTGGTTTGAACGATATTGAACTTGATGGTAGAGTATCAAAATTCCATAACGCGAATATTTCAAACGGATTAGCACCATCGATGTTTGTTCAATTCCGAAACGGCATACCTAGCCCTGAAGAACGAAGAGATATTTATAGAGAGATTGAAGAGACTTTTAGTGGAGAAGAGAATGCAGGTAGATTCTTCTTGGCATTTAGTGAACCAGGAAAAGAATTACAAGTTACACCAATCGATAACGCAAATGACGATTATTACCTACTTCTTGAAGAGCGTATCTCTAGTAGAATCTTGACAGCGCACAGAATAACATCTCCGTTGCTTCTAGGAATCAAAGACTCTAGTGGTTTTAGTTCTAATGCAGATGAGATCAAGATTGCATACGGACACTTTGAAGGTACCGTAATACAACCTAAACGCGAAAAGATTCTAAAGAGCTTTGGATATATGCTAAATCTCGCAGGATATAACGTCAAACTAGAAGTTCAACCTAACGAGATTCTAGTAGTTGATGAAGAAACTCAAATTGAAAATAACATAGAAGAGAATGGCATCGATAACTAATGTAAAAATTTGTGATGGTTATGATGGTCTAATCAAGACCTCTAATAATGCTGCAATTACATCAACACCTGTACAGCTAACTGACGGTCTTGGTAATAACTTGCCAATTCAAGTAGGTACAAATAGTACAATATTTTCACAAACTGTTGATTTTACTAGTGCTACTGTACTTGGAGCAGCTGGTATCAAAGGTGAAAAAGGAGATACTGGAGCTACAGGAGTAACAGGACCTGCTGGACCTGCTGGAGCCAAAGGAGACAAAGGCGATTCTGGTATCGCAAGTAATGGCTACTATGGATCATTCTATGATAGTGGAGATCAAGTAATTGGAGCAATTGGAACGCCACAAGCAGTAAATATTGGTAATACTACTCTTTCTAATGGAGTTAGTTTGATAGGTCCTAAAATTGTAATTGCTAACGCTGGTATTTATGACATGCGCGTTACTTTACAAATCTCGAATCCTAATAACTCTATTGCACAGGTAAAAGCATGGTTGAGATTCAATGGTGTTGACTATCCTAATAGTGCACACTACGTATCACTAGCACCTAGAAAGAGTTCTACTGAACCATTTGAAGTAGTTACAACATTTGGTTTTGTTGGTGA